CCTCAATAATTTGTCTAATCAAATTTTTCATCCTATATAAATACTTTATTAACAAAAAAATCCCCATGTTTAAGTGGGGATTGTATATTTTAGTGTTTTACTAAAATTATATTATTCTGCAATTTCACTTTGTGGTTCCATTTCGCCAACCAATTCCATCATCTGAACATCCAAGTTTAATTTAACCTCATCACCCAACAACACACCACCTGTCTCAAGTGTTGCATTCCAAGTAAGATCAAAATCAGATCTATTAATAACCCCTGTAATTTCAAATCCGTGTTTTGTATTACCCCAAGGATCAACTGATTTTCCATTATAATCAACAACCAAATCAATAATTTTAGTTGTATCTTTGATTGTCATTTCACCTTTCATTTTACCATCAGTAAGATTTAAATAGGTTGATTCAAAATACATTCTTGGAAATCTTTCCGTATTAAAGAAGTCTTCCGCATTAAGGTGTGTGTCTCTGTCACTATTTCCCGTTGAGATTGAGTTGACCTCGGCCTCAAAACGAATTTGGGCATCTCCCATATCTTCCATAGTGTAGTTCATTCCACCAGAATAATTTTTTAAAGTTCCTTTTATGTTAGAAACCATAAGGTGTCTGATTTTAAATCCCAAATCAGAATGGGTTTGGTCAATTACAAGTTGTTTCATTTTTTTTTATTTTAATAAGTTATATATTGTTTTAGTTGTTTGAGTTTCCAAAATTAAATGGTAAAAACCTGAAGGTAAGTCTTCCGAATTAAAAGAAACTAAAGTGGTGTTTTTTAACCACTTAATAATTTTTCCTTCTGAGTTAATTAAATAAAAATTAGTTGGTTCAGAAAGTGGGAATACAATTACTCCCTCCATTGGGTTTTCAATTGTTAAAACATTTAATTCGTCAACATTTATAGTATTACTACAAAGAATTAAAGTGTATGACATGTTTGGAGTAACAGTAATTGGTCCCATACATTCCATTTGGCAGTTGCAAGGTGGTGTTGGTGCCGCACAAAGTGTAAGACTGATTTGGTTTGTTGTATCAGTAATTTCTAAGTGCCAAACTTGTTGATTAATTAAAGTGTCAACAGATAATATATTTGCCATTCCTGAATTAAGAGGACTAATCCAATTACTTACAATAGTGTGTTCACAATTATTTGGGTTGATGACATAAACATCTAAAGTTGTTTGTGAAAAACTCATGAGTGTAAATAAACTCACGAATAAAGAAAGGATTAAATTTTTCATATGATTTTTATTTTAATGATAAGGATTTAAATGCACAAAGAAAATAGGTTTTACAAATGAAAATTAAATTTCTAATATTTTCCAATTTCCTTTTTTATCTTCAACAAGACATGTTGAGTTTTCACAAAAGTCTCCAGAGTTCATATAATCAATTTCAAGTTTTGGTTGATGAATGTGACCACAAACTGCAACATCATATCCCTTCTCTTGTGTTATCCCTTTTGCTCCCATTTCAAAATCAGAGACAAAATTGATTGCACCTTTAACAGATTGTTTAATGTCGTTTGCTAATGAATGATATTTCAAATTGAATATTTTTCTGATCCTATTATATATTGTGTTTAGTTTAATAACAAAATCATAAGACCACCCTCCAACAACCGCCAACCATCTTACTTTCATAATAATAAAGTCTAACACATCCCCGTGAAAACAATAATAACTTCTTCCATCAATTCCAATATGATTATACATTCTAAGAATTTGAATATTATTTAATTGAAATGGAATAAAGTCTTTTAAGAAGTCATCGTGATTTCCCCTTATGTAAATTACTTTTGTTTTACCTTCAGATAGTTTGATTATCTTTCTAATTATTCTTGTACAATCATTTGTCCATTTACCATTACTTCTTATGGCCCATCCATCAATAATGTCTCCGTTTAATATTAAAGTCTCCATTTCATTTTCTTCTAAGAACTTTAATATCTTGTCTGTTTGTGATTGACGAGAACCTAAGTGAAGATCGCTCATTATTACTGTTTTCCATTTTTTCATTACCAATAGTTTTGATCTTTTGTAAAATATTCTTTGTTTTTGTGATTAAAAAATGACCCTAAAAACAATTTAGCCATGTAAATTATACCCTTGTTTTCAAATCTTCTTGGTGGAGTAAAAACTACATTATTTATTCTACCAAATTTTTTAGGTTTGATTTGTTTAGAAAAATAATAATCTTCAGCAACTTTAATCTCCTCATCAAATCCTTTAAGATTTTTGAATGTTTCTGATTTAATCATCATAAATCCACCTAAACAAAATGGTGTGGACCACTTTGATATTAACTGTAGAAAATCAAACAAACGGTAAATGTAGTTGTATTTACCGTTATCGCTTCTGAATTTAGTCGTAACTAAATCCAAATTATTTTTGTGTATTTTAAGAAATGCTCTTTTGATAATTTTTGGATCTAACAAAAATACATCTGCGTCCATAAATAAAACATAAGGCGTTGTTACAAGTTTGAATCCGTTATTTCTTGCTATTGCTGGAAGTCCACCCTCCATTAAATGTAATTCAAATTTATCATGGAAGAATTTGTACACTAATCTATTCAATAGTTCAGTTTTTGTAATTTCATCGTTTGATGCGTCACATACAACAACTTTAACATTATGTATGTCAACCTGATAGTTTAGTAGATCCAATGTTTTTAATATAATTCCCTTCTCGTTCTTACAAGGAATTACTATGGTTATATATTCATTTAATTTCATAATTATTACGCCACTCAAAGTAATCTTTGCGGTCTTTTAAAATTATTTTAACAATTAGTAATAATATGATTGAACTAAAAATCATAAATTTTTTTACCAATAGATAGTAATAAATTTAGTTAAATACGATTTAAAAGTCAATCTTAGCAGTATTGTAGCTGTCTTAACTTTTAGTTAACATAAAAAATTACTATATTTGTATTATGATTACAGATAAACTTTTAAACATACCTCAATCTAGTGGCTGTTACCTTTTCAAAAACGAAAAGGGTCAGATCATATATGTGGGTAAGTCAAAGTTTTTACCTAAACGAGTTAAATCTTACTTTCAAAAAAATCACAAAGATAAAAAAACAACTTTCTTGGTAAATGAGATCCGTGATGTTGAGTTCATGACTACTGATGATGAGTCTCAAGCTCTTTTGTTAGAAGATGAACTTATAAAATCACACAAACCAAAATACAACATCAAAGCAAAAGATGATCGTTCTCGTCGTTGGTTTATCACTTTGAGTTCAGATGAATTCCCAAGACTTTTGGTTTGTAACCCTTCTAACTTTACTGGTGAAGTTCTTTTGGAATCTACAAGTTCTAACTCTTGTTATGAGATCTATGAAATGGTTCACGACATTTTTAATCTTAGATCTTGTTCTTACAACTTGACTGAAGAAAATATCCAAAACGAAAAGTTCAAGACTTGCTTGGAGTTTCATCTTAGTCGTTGTAATGCTCCTTGCATTTCCTCTATTCAGAAGTTTTCTTACTTAAAAATTGTAAGTGAGATGAGAGATGTATTTTCTTTTCAATTCGACAAGGTTCGAAATCGTTTGAAGAAGTTTATGAAATATTATTCTGAACAAATGGAGTTTGAGCTTGCTCAGAACTTAAAAAACAAAATGGATGTTGTTGATTTGTTAGAGAAAAAACTTGAGTCGTTTCGTATTAGAAAGTATTGTGATGTTGCAAGATCATTCAAAGAACAATTTGGTTTATTGAACGTCCCAAATCTTATCGAAGCTTTTGACAATTCTCACACTGCCGGTGACTGTCAGGTGTCTGCTCTTGTTCGTTACAAGAATGGTAAAACTGATAAGTCAAACTATCGTAAGTTCAACATCAAAACTGTTGAGGGTCCTGATGACTATGCGTCATTCACTGAGGTATTAAATCGTCGTTTCAAAAGACTTTTGGATGAGAAACAGGAATTACCTTCACTTGTTGTTATTGATGGTGGTAAAGGTCAGTTGGGTGTTGCAAAAAAAGTATTTGAATCTCTTGGGTTGTTGTCTTATATTGATTTGATTTCTATTTCTAAAAACGACAAACACCAGTCTCAAACAATTCACACCGTTGATGGATCGTCATTTGATATTCCAAGAAGTGAGTTTGGGTTCTTATTGGCTGAGGTTCAAAATGAAGTTCACCGATTCGTGATTACTTTTCACCGACAAAAAAGATCAAAGAAAGTTATTGGATAAACTTTGTATCGTAATAAGTCACAATATAATCCGCATTTAAAAGTGGATGTTTGGTAATTATCTCATCTATTTTTTTATAATATTCTTCTGACTCATAGTAAGGTTCTACTTTAGGTAAAAACTCATCTTTATATTGATAAATAGCCTCAGTCACATCAACATTTTTGCCATTTTTTGTTGCGGATATTGGAACAACCTTGTTTTCTATATAAAACGATTCAAGATCAAAATGTTTATTGTTAAAACCAATTGAACTTATCTCGATCACATATTTTTTATATCCAACATCTAAATTTCCTGTGGTAAATTCAATTTTTCTTACAGAGTCAAAAACTTTTTGTATTTTGTTTCTTGTTTCGTCGTTAAGATAAAATTTTGGTTGTGTGTCTTCCCATATTATATTTGGTCTTAGTCTAATATTAATATATTGGGTAAATTCTTCTAATAATTCTAATAGTTCTTCATAAACTATTGCATAAAAATAAGAAACATTATTTGGATTTTTTATTTTAAAGTGAATTGGATGAAATGGGTTTGGATCCCAAGAACCATTTGATCCATATTCACCAACCCCAACAGGAATACATTGAAGTCCGAAAATGTTTACTTCTTCACCCACAAAGTTTTTAAATAATTTTAATATCTTTTCTTCTTTCATCATTTAAACATTTCCGATTCTTTTTTCCTTCTTGGTTCAAGACCAGGAAAGTCATTAAACAAGTTTTCACTTGTTGTTAATATTAATTTTCTTGCCAAATCAAAATCACTTTGTTTAACGGCATGTATAAACTTAGAGGTTCTAATACCTCTACCCATGTTAAATGACATAGAAACCATTGCATCGTACATCCCTTGTGTAATTGGTGGTTTAATTCCTTTTTGTTCCCACTGATTTAAAATTCTATTAATAATACTTTCAGACTCTCTTAAATCATCTTTAAGTAATGTTTCAGCATTTTCTTTTGTGATTTTAGTTTTACCTGATTTAATTTTTGAATATCTTGGAAGAAAATTAAAAGATTCTTCTTCATCAGGAAATATTGCGTGACCATATCCAATAGTATAGGCCCCATCACCAAGATTATACGCGACCAAGTTTGGTTCTCCTTTGTTAACAATAGAACCTTCTTCATATTTCAAATGATCAATTAAATTTGGTGACGACTTTCTAATTCTCAACGGAATAATTTTTTTGATTGTCTTTTTTTCAACCTCGACAGTTTTTTCTAATGCCGGTTCAACTGTTTTATTTAATTGTTTAACCGTTAAAAGTCCAACAAAAGAATATAATATATATTTTAATATTTTTTTTCTTAATTCAGGTGGAATATTTTTAATCTTATCTGAAACACTTTCAATGTATTGGATAGCATCTTCTTTTGTTTTAACCCATAACTTTGATTTATCAATATCTTTTTTGACATTGGTAAAATCCCATTCCATGTCAGGTTCGGTTTTACCGTCCTCAACAATTAAAGATATTTTGAAAACCATGTTGTCCAAAATACCTTCATAAATAAGTCTATTATTAAATGATCTAAGTTGTACTTCCGTTAATGAAACTTTCATATTAATAAATATAAAAGAACTCTAAACATATTGAATCTTTGAAACACAAATGTTTTCAATTCCAAAAAACTGTAATTCGTCTTGTAGTAATTTTTCATTAGTCCAGTTTCTAACTCTATTATTAATGCCCCTTTTATTGTTTTTAACCCATGATTCAGAAACCCATAATTCTCCTGTAAATTTAATTTTAACATCTAACTCATAACAGTAAATTTTAGTTTCTTTGCTTAAGTAACCCCCTTGTCTGTATTTTCTGATGTTAGTAATTTCTATTTGAATGTTTTTACCCCAAACTTTACCTTCACATTTAATTAATTTTTTCTTAAAAAGTTTTTTAACTCTTTTGATGTGATCGTCCTTGATTATATACCCTACTTTGTTTGTGTTGTTCATAGAACAAATATAAGCAAAAAAGTTTAATCCAAAAAAAAAAGTTGTCCAATTCACAAAGAAAAGAACAACTTTTTAATTTTTATTATTTTATTTACTAACTCAAAGGAACTGGACAACAATTAGGTTGAGTTGGTGTTACCGTTGGGTAAGGAGTGTAAGTTGGTGTAAGAGTAACAGTTGGTGTAACTGAAGCCGTAATACTAACCGTAGGTGTAAACGATGGCGTATTAGTTACGGTTGGAGTATTTGTTGGTGTTTCGGTATTTGTTGGTGTTACAGTTGGTGTTACCGTTTCTGTTGGTGTGTTTGAAAGACCAGGAGTTTGTGTTGGTGTAATCGTTGGCGTAGTTGTTGGCGTTTCTGTTACGGTTGGTGTATTTGTTGGTGTTTCTGTTACGGTTGGTGTATTTGTTGGTGTTTCTGTTGGTGTAGGTGTTTGCGTCTCAGTTTGAGTAACTGTTGCAGTAACCGTTGGTGTATTTGTTGGAGTTTCAGTTGGTGTTTCAGTAACAGTTGGCGTTGGCGTAGATGTTTCTGTAACAGTTGGTGTTGGTGTAGATGTTTCTGTAACAGTTGGTGTATTTGTTGGCGTTTCTGTTACGGTTGGCGTTGGTGTAGATGTTTCGGTAACAGTTGGTGTATTTGTTGGCGTTTCTGTTACGGTTGGCGTATTTGTTGTTGTTGGTGTTGGTGTAGGAGTTGGGGTTTCAGTTGGTGTTGGTGTAGGACATACAATTGATTCCGCAATAAAACAATCATTACAACCTGAGTAACCTGTTGAAGAAATGTATGTACCCTGATTAATTAAACCTATTGGTTCTACTACCGCCACACTACATCCTGAAAATACAGTACTCGCAACATAATAATAGTCACCAACCGTTATAGTTGTACCACTTGGTATATCACCAATTTTATAAACTGTGTTAGAACAACAATCTTGAAAAAACGAAATTGTTGGTGGTAAAGGAGATGGTGAATTTGTTGGTGTAACAGTAGGTGTTGGATTTGGGGTTTCAGTTGGTGTTTCAGTTGGTGTTTCAGTAACAGTTGGCGTTGGCGTAGATGTTTCGGTAACAGTAGGTGTTGGTGTAGATGTTTCGGTAACAGTAGGTGTATTTGTTGGCGTTTCTGTTACGGTTGGTGTTGGCGTAGATGTTTCTGTAACAGTTGGTGTATTTGTTGTTGTAGGTGTTGGTGTTTTGGTAACAGTAGGTGTTGGTGTAGATGTTTCTGTAACAGTAGGTGTTGGTGTAGATGTTTCTGTAACCGTAGGTGTGTTTGTTGGCGTTTCTGTTACGGTTGGTGTTTGGGTTGGAGTTTCAGTTGGTGTTGGTGTATTTGTTGGTGTAGGCGTTGGTGAAGGTATAATTTCAGTTAAACTACAAAGTTGTATTCCTGTTCCTCCAGGATCTCCTGCTCCTGAAATTGTTAATGATGTAATTGGTGTGTTTGGTGTTATTAACAAATAACCAGCCGAAGAGGCTAAATTACATGCTGAAGCAGTTATAGTATCTCCTAATATGTCTAAACATCCAACCAAACATGGGCTAATTGTTAGCAAACCTGTATTTGGAGCAAATGTTATAGAATTTCCTGTATTCAACCCCCAAATTAAAATTCTTATTTCTGAAATTTGATTTGAGAAATTCAAAGTGTAAGAGAATGCACCTGCACTACCTAATACTGGATCCGCGGCCATAGTAAATGCTCCAATATATTGGTAATAATAATTATTTAAACCTGAAGGTCCTGTTAATACCGAACCTGAACCCGATGCTGTAATTACAGTACTTCCTACAGTTCTTTGAAGTCCAATTTGAGGAAGTTGACTTCTTGTGTTACAACAAGATGAATCAATGTTTGGTGTTTCTGAAGGTGTAACAGATGGTGTATTAGTTTGTGTTTGAGTAACAGTTGGTGTAGTTGTAGGCGTAGCCGTTGGTGTTTCTGTAACTGTTGCAGTAACAGTAGGTGTTACAGTATTTGTTTGAGTAACTGTTGGTGTATTGGTCAAAGTAGTTGTTGGTGTCGGAGTAATAGAATTGTTTACTATATCAAGTTGAATAACATTGTTATTTCCACTATATATGTATGTTCCTACCGTCCATCCTAATGTGGATACAGATGTATTAGTAAATTTAAATGAATTATTTATGGTATAATTGTGCCACAAGCTTCCTGAATTGGCACCAGGTGCAGTTATGGTGGGATTTAAAGCAAGCTGATTAGCAAACCACCCGAATCGATTAGTTTGAGATATAAAGATTCCATAATAATTTTGATTTGGTCCAAAACTTACATTATTATAAAAACCATTAAAGTACCTATACGAACCATTTGTATTAAAAACTATGGATCCAACAATTGGATTCATATAGGGACCTGCAAGAGCATACATTGTGTTTGTATTTCTAAATCCTTGATAAATTTTTCCAACCGCACTAACTATAACATCACTTCCAGAGTTTTGTATTGTTATATTGACATCTGGATTTGTACTTTGTGGTCCAACTAAAACAGAAATATACTCATAAATACCATTATTATCACCCCAAGTTGCTCCAAATTTACCAGGCTGCAAACCCAACGAATTTAGATTTTGATTTTGATAAATCATTGATCCTGTTAACAAAGTGTTAGAAACATATCCCGTAGGCAAAGTTAACCTTAAAGGGTTGATATTATTACTTGAGTTATATGAATATCCCCAATTTGCAGAATAAGTTATCGATATTGGATCAATATTCGGTGCGTTAGCATATCCCCATCTATAATCTTGTTCTACAGTAATTGCATATTGTGTCCCTGTAAAAGTTTGACCTATTGGACTAAAACTAATTTGCGATTCCCTACCGTCAAATTTTTTAGTAAGACTGTAACTTGAGTTACTATATGTCCCATAAATAAGTGTGGCTAAATTAACTTTACAAGTTGCATTTATGTGAACATCATTTCCTTGTTCGGTAATTGTTATTATAATTGGCATAATTTCTTTTTTTATAATAAATATAAGTTCCTTCAAAAAAGATTATTAAAACCTTTAAAGTTTTTTTTATTTTATTCCTTTTATTTTTTTAATTTATATTTACTTTTTTTTTACCTTGACAATGAGCTCTCTGACTAAAACCTTTTGGGTTGTTACAATCTATTGATTTTTTGTATTTTTTGGTCCATTTTTCATCAATTGGTTTTTTGGATAATTTGTTTTTCCAAAACTTAAATAAGTTTTCTTTATCGTATTCTTTTCTTTTTTGATCCCACCCACAATCATGACAAAGATAAGGATGTGAACCATCATCATCTTTTTTCTTCCAAGAGTTTTCACACTTTTCGCATTCAACTTTATTGTTGAATACTCTATCTGCCTGTTTTTCTGTTAATAATATTTTCATTACTCGCAATCATCACTTATGTCATAATATATTTCAACCAAATATTCGTAATATTTTTTTTGTATGTATTGTTCAACCTCATCTCTAACTTCTACCATTCCTACTGATGGTTCTACATAATCCTCATCGTCTTCATCACAATATCCTTCATCACAGTAATAAAAACGAAGTGCTTGTCCCATACAAAAATCGGCATAATCTCCTTCATCATCAAAATCACAAGGATCTTGTATTTCTGTTTGATATTCTATTATATCACCAATCTTTTCTAACTCTACTCCTCGTCTAAGTAATCTACTGGGTATTTCTTGATTCACAACTGAATTTTTTCTTTAGTTTTATTATCATAAATAGTGAAAGGTGTTGCAATTATTATCCAATCAACATATTTGTAATCTTGGTCATAGGCCTTTTCATTAGCCTTTACTTGAATTGTTTTGGTTTCAAAATCAGGATGTGACATAATTAAATCTGTTCCAAAGACCATATCAATTAAATCTCCGTTACCACCTTCATATTCCACTTTGAACCCTTTGTTTTGTAAATGTTCTTTAACTCTTTGTTCGGCACTTTCTCCAATAGCGGAAGTTCGTTGTATATTCTTGGTATAGTTTAAAAGTTCTTCTACATCTTTGAAGTATTTTTCTAATAATTTTTCCAAATATGGTTTAATTTTTGTTAAAGCGTTATTTGGGTCATTTATAATTTCTTGAATTATGTCTTTTGATCTATCACCACCTTTATAAATAAGATCTGTAAGTAGTTCAGCTAAATCATAATAGTTTGTGTTCAACTTGTTAATTGGTTGCCAATCACCATTTAAATAAACCAATCTACCACCTTTAACTCTTTTATCAATAAAATTGTTTTTTTCTGTTTCTGATATTTTACCTAATGATTGTAATAATTCGGATCCTTCAATAAATTTAGTTTGTAAGTCCTTTGGGATTTCGGTTCCTAATTCATAAATTTTTTTATTTATTATTTTTTTTAATCCAATACCTTCGTCTTTATGAAGATTACTTTTTAATGTCCCAATTTTTTTACAAAGCAACATTTTTTGTTTGTTTCCTGAAAATCTTTCACAAAAGTTATAATCAGAATTATTATCAGATTCAATCATTAAACTTTTAATTCTTCCTATATTTTCTCTTATTAATTTATCCATTATTAAAATTTTAAAGTCATGTAATGTTCTAATTCTGTTGATTCAACATTTTGGTAATGTGTCATCATCACTTTTTGTTCTTGGAAATTATAATTAATTGAGCCGCTAGATCCTTCATTTATTTCCCAACCACCATAATAAAGTTCAAGTAAATCGTATGATATGGTTTCTAAATTTGCCTCAATCCCATCAACATCAGCATCTGTTTCTTTTTTAATCTCTGTAATTCCATTTTCAGTTTCAATTTCATTTTCAATCCAACCACTATCTCCACCTCCATCATATCTTAATTTACAAAAACTACCATATTGTTTAATTAATTCATTAACAACATTTTGGTTTGTTAAAGTTTTTACTGCTCTTTCCTCGCCTCTCCAACCAGCGGCTACATTTGATAAATCCAAAAAGTTTTTTTCTATGTTACTCTCTTCAGTAATCATGTCATAATAATCATAGTTGATTATAATTTCTTTTCTTTCAGCGTTAATTATAAAAGTTAAAGTTCCGTTTTCATTATCATAGTATTCATTGTAGAAGTTACCCGTATCAAAATTTTCTTTTATTTCTTCAAATAATTCACCTATTGATCCAGGTAAAAAATTTAACTCAGAACTCACATCTCTATTATTATAATATGGACCCGTAGGTTCATCATCTTCCCACTCACCATAATACCTATAATACCATTCAACACCATCTTCCATGTTTAATGAATTCAAGATTAGTGAAAACCTTTTTA